CTCTTCGGCTGTTCGGGTTCCACTCTTAGTGTATAAGAGCCTAAACCGTTTCAATAGGGTGATTTCTCACTCTATTGTTAGTATTTGCCTTACTAATCCTTTTCAGGGTTACTTAGCAGGTTCTTAATACTGATGAGTTGTGAGTAGCAGGTCTTTTGAGAAAGACCTACTCCAAGTCAAGATGATGTCTTCTGTCCCTTTTCTTGAAGAAAAGGAACCGCAGGCCTCTATTTGACTCATTGTTTTCTGTTTGCATGGTTCTATAACTTAATAGTTATAGCACATTATCCCAGGAGGGTTCCGTTTTATCTTATCTTATGTGATAAAGAGAACCCTCTTTAGTATCTATACAATAGGCAGTACCATTAGGTCAAGAACACCGTGAGGTGTTCAGGAGCTTCTGTGAAATTCAGAACGCTGCTGACGATCGTAGAGCTAAGGAGATGTATCCTAAATGACTATATTTTAGAATATTCCCTAGTAAGATAATGTGTGAACCACCTTAATGTTTAAAATATATTTATGAAACTTTTTTGAAATAATTTCATTAATTTTCATTCTATATTTAACAGTAAGACCGTTTATTATGGTACATCGAGAAAACTCGTTATCGCCTTTTGAATAATCTTATGACCCATTCACAGAAGTTCTTCACTTTCTGTTATTATGGATCAGGAGAATATTTTGTTTTTGGCCCCTTTAAAGTTTCTTTGCTTTAAGGGTTGGCGAAAAAACGAATATGAAAATGATAATTATCTAAGTTGGAACTCTCATAGTAACTTCGGTACTTTAAAGTACCCAGTGAATATGCATACTAGAGATATTAGTATCTTTATAGTATGGTCCCTTCTTGGTTGATTATCACTCCCTGTTATATATATTTTGAAAGGTATCTTGTTGTCCTCTAATTTAGTTTTGAGTTTGTCTCTAACTAAATCAGGAGATGTTAAGATATCAAAATATTGAGTTGGTCCAAAAGATCCCAATCGAACAGTCTTTGAGACTGATAGAGTGATATCACTTATGGACCCTAGAGGGTTCATGTCCTTCTTTAAAAAGTTTAGCTGAAGAATTATTTCTTTAGCCCTTCTTAAAAAAGGTACGACACTATCTATGAATATTCGTCTATTTCATAATTTCGCTCAGTATCTGATCAAAATGACTAAAAATCATGGTGAATCATATACTGTGAAGTATTTAAAGGCATGCCAATTAGCTATACAAAAATATATAGCTGGGCATCCTTTAAACTCCTTGCGGGAATTAGAGCCAGACTTACCATTACCGAGATTGTCAAATGGGTTACCGATAATTATTGGAAGTCGACATCGTTTTTTAATACGACGTCAGCATTCCAGTATTATTCGATTGTGATTATCTTTATTTTCAGTTTACAGAGTGATTAAATCACCCTTAAACCCAAAATTAAAAACTATCACTGACCCTTTTGATGGAAATCAAGAGTTTTTATCAATGCTTGAGCTATGAATGCTAAAATTCTCTCCGAAGATTTTATCTTTCGGTTCGAATGATAGTACTATACCTCAATGGATCGATAAGAACCCTTTGAAATCCCCCCAGTTATTAGTTCTAGAAAAATCTAGTCCTAGTAACAAGGTGTCTTGGCATGGGATCATTACAGATTGTGTTTCAATCTGTATGACTCCAAATATCTTTAAGGCTTTTAAGACCTTGTCTAGAGTTATTGGTGATAAAAACCAATTATTCTCTGATCTCCTAAGTTGTTATAATAACTTCATAAATTTTAAAGAAGCTATTATAGTTCCAAAGAAGAAAACTGCTGCTGAGCAGTTTACTATCTCTGGTTTAGGTTGATCTTCCTTACTTGGTCAACTTGCTTTTAAAGTTGAACCAGCAGGAAAGCTCAGGGTCTTTGCTATGGTTGATATTTGGACACAGTCTCTACTTAAGCCATTACATGATAAGCTTTTTGAGATCCTTTCAAAACTACCAAATGATGGTACCTTTGATCAGGATTCCTCTTTTAAGCGTTGTCAAGAAAAGGCAAAAGCAAAGGGAGTTGCGTACGGGTATGATTTATCCGCTGCAACTGATAGACTTCCTTTATCCTTACAAGCCTCTATTCTTTCCTCTCTCTTTGGAAAAGAGTTTGGAGAGTCTTGAGGGACTTTGTTGGTTGGAAGACCTTATATGATTCGTGAGAACGATCATGATCTTCCTGAAGGTCCAGTCTATTACTCTGTAGGTCAGCCTATGGGAGCTTTAAGTTCCTGAGCTATGCTCGCAATCACCCATCATTTAATTGTACAATACTGTTATAGACAGTGTTATATGATTAACAATGATCGTTGATTTGAGAACTATGAGGTCCTAGGGGATGACATCCAGATATTTGATCCAAAAGTTGCCTCAAAATATTTAGAGGTCTGTAATCTTTTGGGGGTATCAATTAACTTGAGTAAATCGGTCGTCTCTGAGGAGCTTACTAAAATTACCGTTGAGTATGCGAAACGTACATCTTTTAAGGATGTAGATGTTTCTGCTGTCTCATGGAAAATGGTAGCAGCTCAGGATAACTTGATTGGTCGTATCGCTATTGCTAAAAAATTAGTAGAGCGTTTTAAAGACCATAACCCTCTTTCAATTTTTAGTATATGTGTTGGGAAATCGAGAAAGAGAACAAAAGACTCTTACCTTGCTTACCCTATCATATCCTACTATACCGATCTTTTTAAGAAAGGCTTAGTTAGTTGAAGATGGTTATTATCTCAGTTAGTTGCCTCCGGTGAACGAACTATTCATTATAAGTCTGGTAGGGTACCAAAAGTATCCCTATCTGACTTTATGTTAGTTCACGCCTACCGTGCCCTATGTGGAGATGAGGGAATCGAGCGGAATACATCTCAAAGGGATTTAGACTCCCATGTTTCAGATACTTATGTTCTGAAATATGAATTCGAAACTGAGGCCTACTTATACGATAGAATAACTAGAAAATTAAACTATATGTTATCTTCTAGTTACATCGAAGAGAGGATTCAGAATTTCGAAAAGAGTATTTACCCTTCAGATGATTCTGTACTTCGAGCTATCTTATCAGATGAAGGTTTAGATCCAGATTCCGTCATTCAATCGAATGTAGAGAATCTGACTAAGATTCGCTTTACTATCAAGAATTTTACATGAAAATGTTTAACTTCAAGATATTATGACGAATTGTTACCTTTATCGACTACTAAGTTATCCACTTTAAAATTGGATGAATTACTTTCCTTATTGGATAAAATAGAGTCTCTTGAGAGATCTCTAGATTTCCCGATGAGAGAAGGTATTAGTAGTAAAGATGAGAAAGTTATCTCAAACTCATTGTCGGTATTAAGGAGCTTATCTCAAATAAGTACTTTATCAAAGCGAAAATTGTCCGCTTGATCAAA